GGGACGACTGACGGTGGGAGGTTGGTTGGGGTTGTGAACAGGTTCGGGGGCCCTACTAAAGCCGGCTTCGCCGTATTCAAGATAGAATCCGTGTACTTTATACACCGAGTTTACTTAAGGATACTATGGCGACTGCAAAGACTGGCTCCTTTTACCTGACCGAAACCGTAGAATTGGCTGCTGCAGCTGCAGATGGCAATCGTGTTCAAGGCACGGTAGATCTAGGAGCGTATGTAAATGTACCAACTGGCCAAGCAATCGCTATTGATTCGGTGGATTTCATCTACCAAGGCGGTACTAATTACGCTGGTTCAGTAGATGGATTCATTGCTGGCAATGGTGCTTTAACTGTTCAACTAATGGATTTGAATCCAAATACCCTCTTTTCCAGAGCGGACGATCAGAGCCTAGTAGCAAGTGGTTCGCTAAACATCGACAAAACAAACAATATCGCTTCGCATATGTCGGACCTTTATCCTGATAACTTCGGTCCCACTGCACTCAGTGAGGCTTTCATGGTAGTCAACGATTCTCTTTATCTGGTTGGTGGCGTCGATGGCGCTGCTGTTGGTGGTGCTGCTGTTTCTATTACTGCCAGAATCCGCTGCCGAGTTGTTAAACTCAGCACGAAAGACTGGATGGCAATCGCAATCCAGAGTACTGCCTCCGATAACTGAGGCGGTATAATGCGAGAATATGATAGAGGCTATTTGGCTGGTTATGCTGCTGGTGTGGCTAATCTACATGGCGAGAGTGCGACAGAACCAATTGACTTGGGGCAGCGTCCTGCTGCTAAGAAAAAGCGTAAGGCATCTGCATACAGCAAACGCTACGGTGCAGCGTACAAGAGATTGAAAAAGAAACATCCAAGGATGTCCTTCGGGGCACTCTCTAAGAAGGCACACAAAGAAGCGAGGCGTAAGTGATGGCAGAAGATTCAACAGGCGCACTTACTGGACCACGATTGCTAGTTAAGGAATTCCAGAATTATAAGTGGGAGCAAGCAGTAAGCCCAGCACCTTGGGACGAATCAAAGAATAACTGGGTACAAGCAGGTGGGGTTCAAGGTTGGATCTCTTCGGAGACTTACTTCGACCTTAGCGGTTACAACCGTGATGACTTGACTACTTTCCCTTCTTCTATCTCCGTGCAGGAGTCTGGTTCCTTTAGAATCGTGGAAGATACTGGTAGCGTAAGAACAGGTGCAATAGTATTGGACATGATCACTGAGGAACGCTTTGATGGAACCCATGCACAGAAGTTCTATGATATTGTAACTAATATGTGGTACAATGAAACCGCGCCCGGCTTTAGTAAAGGACCATTAGAGTTCCAACAAATCATTTACGGCCGTATGCGAATGTTTGGACATGATTCAACTGTCTGGACAACTACTCAAGGTAACCTGACATTACTCAATGAAACACAATTCGGATCAGGTTCACCCACTACTGCATCGAAGTTGTGGTGTACTCGCATAGTAATCCCTCTTGGCCAGTTCGTCATCACACCCGCGACCTTCATCATAGTTCCAGCATCGCGATATATCATGTCAGCTACAATAGGTAAGGAAAGTGACCTCACCTTTTTGATGCGTCAAAAGAGATCGTTTGAATTGGGGACGGCTGATTGAATGATTCGCTGGTCCTTTTGGGTAGATCCATGGGAGCATCCTTTCAACACTTGGAATAGATTCTATTCCGTGCTGATCCCTTTGGCATCGGTAGAACCTAGTCTTGTTGCAATTGATCCACTCCCACCTAAAGAGCATGTAGACTTTGGACCTTGGAAAGGACCACCACCGGGACCAATCAAACCCGGCACTCCAAAGCCACGACAGGAATTAAAGAAGTGGGACTTCTCGATTGGGTTTTCAATCAATCAAGGTGGTCCAGATATGGCCGGAGTGATTGAAGGGATCCCAACAAAGCGTGTTCGACCAAGTATCTGGGCACCAAAACCGTGGGGTGGAGTCTTGTCCGTCGGTGGAGATTATGATTATACTGCATATCCACAGTATGCAGATTATCCCGACGCAGTTGATTGGTTCACCGAGGATTATTTCCACGATCCACATGCAATACGAATTGGTCCATACACCGATGAAACAGTTCCACAAATTGTGAAGTATATCTGATTACCAGAAGTATCCACGAAGGTTCGATTGACGACTTCCAAGTTTAGGACGATTAGCGTGCTTACGCGCACATGATCCACATCGATTGCAATAACGGCCTGACTCCTTTGATAGTTCGCGTTCACAGCCATCTTCAATACAAATTTTCATTCTTCTTCCTCCTGGCATACATGGGATTCGATGTGTGTGAAATACATCTCACAGACTATACACCAAATCATCCCAATACTTCCTTAATATCTTGGAATTTAATATTCTCCGCAAGCTTACAATAGTAAAGATGCCAAACACATCCAACCCATGAACAAGGTGCTTCCCATTTTATTTTGAGAATATGTCCTTGAAGGAATTTAATTTGGCTTCCTTCAGAATATAGGTCCTGTTCTGCTAAATCGGCTTCATCAAATCGGTCATCCATATCTTCTTTTGGACCTTTTTTACAACTAAGAATATGTTCTCTTAATTCTTTTACGGCTTCATATTCGTGTTCTTCGTATATCATGCTTCCACCGTCCACTTGACATCCTTCAGTGCATCCCACTGCATGATTGCAGCACTGGTGCGATTACTTCGCTTCCCTTTGCTCCACTTTCGATAGATATCATAAGCATCCTCTGACATACTGATTGTTACGGTCGGCATATTAGGGCCTAGAAGTCCTCAGATATAGTTATTATTATTATTTAACTCAGAAAAAAAAGGGTCATATCCCTAGGAAATTGGGGTTTTGATGCCGAGATTACATAAAGGGACGACTGACGGTGGGAGGTTGGTTGGGGTTGTGAACAGGTTCGGGGGCCCTACTAAAGCCGGCTTCGCCGTATTCAAGATAGAATCCGTGTACTTTATACACCGAGTTTACTTAAGGATACTATGGCGACTGCAAAGACTG